GTCTGAAGCCGATTTAAGATCCAAAGTCGCATATTCGCCAGTTTGGGACCCGATCAATGCAAGTTGTTGATTCTTGCTTTGATCGGTCAGTGCGAGACAGTTCTTTAATACCGAGCATCGCTCAATTGAAGAACGAAGAGCGGTATTGAGCCCTTGTTGAATAAACATATTCAACACAGGTTCAACCGTGATAGTGCGCCGAGAAGTTGAATTCTTCGGTACACTTATCAATTTCGCACAGTCTCTAGGGGTAGTCACCGGAGAGGATACCAACTCAACGAGGCCAGAATCCTTTATCGATGGAAAGATAAAGGACTCAAAGCCGAATCGAGTCGGATCGACTGCACCCTCTTCGAGCGCAGCCGCTAACTGGTACCACTTCTGGTTACTAGTTAGTCCCTCGGCAACTGCACCTGGTCCGTTCCTGTAAGATAACTTGCTTGCATCAAGTTGATACAAGGAAGTTAGAATGTACTTACAGGAATCTTTGAGGTAATCGAGACGAGCTTTGTCCATCGTGACGTTGGACAAAGTTGCTTCGGCACCCCAAAAGGTATCGCAAGCCTTTTTGTGAAGAATACCCTCACGTAAAGAACTTGTCTTTACCTTCTTAAAGAGACTAAGTATCTCACGTAGACACTTAATTGCCCCAACACAAGGGGACTCTTTAAGGTGACCAGTTTTAGGATCGAATATTTCAGAGAACAAACCCGAAAAAATCCTCGGGAGAGTTCCCCGGCTCAACTTCGAAAAGTTGGTCGGGCAGCTGAAGATACCATCAGATAGGCCCCTGTCAAGGGCATCTCTGAGGGTACCAAGGGCTACGGAAAGAAAACCGTAACCTTCATATTCGAAACGTGCCTTGATCGTCAACAAATCACGATCAAGACCTCTCGTACCAGGCAAGTGCCTACTGACATCTGTGAGTAGGCTCACTAGGAGTGTAATCGGACTTTTCATCTTGACCTCCTTCGAGGTTCAGATTCCGAGTCCAGGTTACCTATCCTTAGGCCGGATACACCGAGTCCAACTGTTGGGAAGGTGCACCACTACGCTCCAAAACAGGAACGTAAATGGCGTACTGCGGATAACCGCATAATCCCAACGGTAGGCCCCAAGCAATTCCATACTGTGGACCGTTGACAACCACAGAACGAACTGCCGAATGTATCCAAGCGAACGATAACTGATGTTTATGATTGGCCATTTAAACCTCATGGTTTAGTGGTTTCAACCGTGGTTATTATCGTGCACATCTGGGACAACAGGAGATGTACTTTTCCCCTTTGGATCCAGATTGTCGATAATATCATTCGCATCAGTTACCGCCTCGTGCATCACATCGTCGACTGTCGGCAACAGGAAGCCTCGAAAGAAGCGACCCAATAACCGAGACCAGAAAGACATAGCAACTCCTCGTCAGCATAGAGCTGATTAGGCGCTATACCAACTGATTCTGAACGCCCAGACTTGTGTTAAGACTGGAAGTTCAGCAACTTCGTTGTGGTGACGTCAGTATCGGCGAGCGTATCCGTCAAGGCCTTCACAAGCGCAATCATTGCGGTTTGTGAAAAGCCGAAAGGCGGAACGCTAATCGAGAGAGAGACCTTAGCGGTCTGTTGAGACGTAAGTCCTGTGTAAGGGCTAACGGCATCAACCGTCAGGGCGATCTGCATGTAATGCCGATCACCTGCACGCGAATTCTGTGCGTGATTGATAGTAAGGACATACTTGTCCGTACCATCATGACCTCTCACCGAACCCATCCCATCCGAGCTCCGAATATAGAAATTCAGAGCAGGGGTAGGAGAGGCTGCGGCTACTGTAATAGGATCAGGTAACATGAACAACTCCCGTTGAAGGACAGCTGGCGCATCACTGCGTTAGCAGTCGAGTTAGGTGAACTTCGATAGAAGTGCACCAACGATGGCTAATTGAGTGGCCGACAAAGTCGACGACTTAGTTACGGCCTTCGTACCACCGATACTTGTGATATCAGAACGTTTCTGATATCGGTAGTTGAGGTCGGCAACAGAGTTCTGGTCATGAATGGTATCATAACTAGAAGATCCGTGGCCGAGTATCGTTCTACCCCAAGTATCAGTCAGTCGCGTTACGTTGTTATAGGAGACATTACCCTTAGAAACATAGGTAATGAAACCGTAGTTGACTAGTGACGGATCGCGGGACATAGTATCAATCAAATTGATATATGCACCAGCGCCCGAAAACCAGTCGACTAACCAAGACCAAGGGACGAGTTCATACACGTCGCTCGGGGTTGGTTTAACACCCATCAATTCGTACCAAAGTTCGTTACGAATTGTTGGAACTTTTACGTCAGGGAAGTCGAACGTCGCATTGCAAGCAACGCGAAGTTCTATTTCACACCGGGAAATTGACCCGGATGAAATATTGGCTTCAAAGTCGTAAGAGTTAAACGTGACTGCAGGAATGCTAGGCACGACGTCTAGAAACTTTCTAGACGATCGGTATGTTGTAGCCTTCCCACGTCGCTTAAGCAAGAAATTAATCCGCTTGGCGACATAAGTTGGCGTCAACAGCAAATCCCTAACTGCATTCAAGGTAGATTCCCAACCAAACTTAAGATTTAAGTATTGGTTACCGGCTCCGCGAGGAGTCAGTATAGAAGGAAAGTCCTTGAACAGTTGAACGGTCGACCTCAACATTTGAGGTAAATCTTTCAACTCGGCTAAATTATAAGCTAGATCGAACTGCTTATGCAACGGTAAAGCACCTTCGAAGATGCTATACCCATACTTCGAAAAGTATGTTGTTGCAGAAGATCGTTCGCTAGATAACAACGTAGCCAACCCCGCAGTAGGAAGTGCATGACTAGGACCTGTACCCCGGCTCTCACGCGTACGATTAGTGGAGGCAGAATTGTACAAGTTGCCTCCCTGATCGTTACACGTTTGAGTAAAGACGCGTTGTATATGCGTCCGAGGCTTACAAATGAAGTGTGGAGCAAAGAGCTCCATCTCTCCAAAGTAAGTCCCTGGGCCTCGTGTACGAATAGTCGTATCCGAGATGAATCCGTTGTAGCCAACCTGACCGGGTAGGTTAGTATGGCTATCAACACGTGAAGTTACAGCACAGGACTCCGGCAAGTAATCATTAGGAAAACTTGTCGAAGTATCCGGTGGTGTGCTACATGTAATAGTCTGAACCCTGAGGTCATAACCTCGAGATAAAGGCCATATACATGTAAACTTACGCGTTCGATTCACAGGTGAGATTTTCGCACCCGTAAAGTGGAACTTAGCGAGTGGGTCAATAGCAAACGCTACCGATGCCATAAGCTGAGGACCAAATACAGAATAAGCGAATTTCTCAATCCCAGTCGATGCCCTAGCTAGTTCACGAGCACGCTCCGTATAAACATTATACGGATCTAGAAGTGGGTTAAGCTCAGTAAACCTACTGTAGTTTTGCCCAGTTTCTAGAATCCTCTTAAGCATCGGGTCACGCGATCTAGCGTAACGAGGTGCAGAAGGGGACAACGGGATCATGAGTTACTCCTTTGCCAGGTACGAAGAGTGGAGCGGATTAGCCATCCGCGGGGGGCCGTG